TGACCTCGAACTTTTGGGTAGTAGATACGCGGATTTCGGCGTATTACATCCATTAGCCGCTCCTGGAAAGGAGTTTCGCCCAATCTTTGATCCACTTGGTACCTCTGAGCCCCTTGTGGGGGCGCTACGCTGAAAGCGCAGTATTTGAGGATACCAGTGTAACGCAAGGTGAACACCCTTTGCTTCCCAACCTTGGGCTTATTACGCTCATTCTTTGCATGAATGAACTTGCCCACTGGCCCTAAGAGACTGAAGGACTCTCTTAGGTATTTCGCCTCAGATGCCGGGTTTGCTTTGACCTTTCTTGGTTCAAAGCCCCATCCTTTAACGTAGCAGGACCCTGTAGCCCATTTCTTAACAATGGACTTAGAGCCTTTCCTCGTTGTCACCTTCGCGGTGGCATACTGGTAGCTTACGTCCTCTGGCAATGTGTAATCAAGCCAGTATAGGAATGGAAGATCGTGCCTCCATGAAGTGGGAAGAGCAGGCGAGAGCTTTTGGTAAAGCTCCAGCTTCTCTATCTCTCTCCGGAGACTACGAGCGGCACCCCAGTACCCGCTCTTCATGAGGTTATTTGCATGCCTCACAAGCGGGATTAGATCGGGAGCATATTTTCGCGGATAGGCCTTCTTCAAACGCACGGGGGTCACGTTGAACCCGTCATACGTGTCAGCGCCACAGGACTCGCGGAATTTACCGCCGGTACAGCATTTACTCGCATTAAACTTGAGGCCAAGTGCCTCAAAATCGCGATTGATGCCGACAAAGTATCCATGTGGCACGACAAGGTCGTCTCCGTAAACGAAAACACTTCTACGAGCTTGAGAAAGGGCAAGCCCCTGTCGGTGTAAACTAGCACAAGCTAATGCCCAATAGACAATCGCCTGCACAGGGAAACACACCGCACTACCCATTGGAGCGAACTTCTTGAACCACAGAAGATCCCCGTTGGGCAGCAAAGTACCAGGAGTTCGACTCGCACGCAGCCAAGGCCAAATCCTTGTCTTAGAGAACAAGAACTCAACAAGCGCATACGAATTCCGGTCCGAAGCCTTGGACATATCCAAGGTATCGAAATCAGGCCACTCCTTCGTGAGTGAGCGGTTTATATCCTGATTCGTGAAGTTAATATGGCCTCTCGTTGCCGGGTGGTTTTCCACGTAGGTGTATAACAAGCTCTTTAACGCCTGCTGGCACCACATGTACTCTGCCGGTTCGAGACCAATCACACGCGGTCCGGAAGAATCTTTC